ACGTTGCCCTTCTTGTAGATGCGGCGCAGCAGGGCGTTGTTCTTGGACACGTTGTCCTTGATGTCCTTGCTGTGCTTGCGGAAGGTCGTGGACACCAGCTCGGTGAACACGCTGTTGGGGGATGCCATGAGTTGAAGCTCCGAAAAGTTAGGTTACACGTCAGCCCGCGTGTTTGCGACGAATCGCCGCGAGCGTCTCTGCCATCGTGTCGTCCATGCTTCCCGAAGCGGCCGTTCCGCCGCCTTGGTGTCCGCTAGTCCGCGCACCGCCTCGTCCCGCGGCTGCCTTCTCAGCGGCGGCTGCACGTTCCGCGGCTTCCTTGTTGGCCTTCTCGACCGCGTCGGCTTGTTGCCTTGCGATCTCCTTGGCCCGGGTCACCGGGTTCGCCCAGACAGCCTTTTCGTAGGCCTCCTGATGGGACATTTTGCCCCCCGAGCCCCGAATCAGGGCAGCCATGTCGTCTGCCACATCATCGAAGTACGGGTGGGCCGGATCGTTGGCGAAGGCCTCGATTTCCTGGACCATCTTGCTGTGCGCTTCCGCTGCAGCGGCCTGGGATGCCTGAGTGCGCTCGCCCTCGTACCGTTCGAGTCGTGATTGTAGGCTGCCGATCTGTTCCTGCAAGGCCTTGACTTGCGGGTCGGCGTACTCGCCGTTGTTGGGGTCAGCCGGCGATGCGCCGGGAAGCGTCACACCGTAGTCCTTGGCGAGCTTGGCCAGCGCGGCCGACTTCTGCTCCGCCGGGACGTCGTTGCGGCTGAAGAACAGATGGGCGTTGACCAGGTTGCCCACGAACTTCTGCGGCTCGACGCCCGCCTGCTGCAGCTGTTGCGCTACAGGAGCGAGGAACCCCTTGACGGTCTTGGCGAATCCGGCGTCTTCTCGGTACATTGCAAGACCCGAAAACATGTCATTTTCGCGCTTGACGATTTCTTCCCGGAGGTGCTGGGGGATGGTGTGCCAGTCGCTGGCGGCTGCTTGGCTCCAGGTGGTAGGAGCAGCGGCAGCGGTAAAACGAGCAGGAGTACCACCGCCAGGAACGGGAGCCGGACTCGGAGCTGGTGCCGGACTCGGGGCCGGAGTCGGCGCAGGAGCGGGGGTAGGCGCAGGAGCAGGCGTCGGAGCCGGGCTCGGAGCAGGAGCAGGTGCCGGGGCTCCGGTGCCATCAGGATGAGGAGCAGGCTTGCGTTCAGCAGTACCAGCGCCAGTGTCACCCAGTCCCAGATCGTCATTACCATCATCGCCTCCTGAAGTGAAGCCGAGGTCCGCACCGATGGAATCCACCGCTGCCGTCATGTCGAAACCGCCACCACCGCCAGCATCGTTGTCGTTGAACAGGCGGAACTTTTTGCCCAGAAACATCTGAATCCCCTTTAAGAAGCTTGCACCGGAGTCGAACGCTCCAGAGTCGTTGTCAGGCCGCCTTCCATCTCCGCCGCCAGGCGGTCACGCTTCTCGGTCGGCAGCTCTGAAATCAACCGATCAGCAGTTTCGTCGATGCTGGCCTCGAAGGCCGCTTCTTCCCGTTCCAGCCGCCTTGAGTGGGCCTGGGCTTCCCCGGGTTCCAGGATGCGGCAGCCCGTGCGCTTGAGGTTTTCCTCGTGAGCACGGCGGCCTTCGATCATCCGGCCAGTGACCGGGCATTCGTAAGGCGCATAATCCCCCACGACGTAAGGTGCGCTGACCAGACGGTTCATCGCGGTATCGCAGTGAAGGCAGGAGACCGTTTTGTGCAGGTCTTCGAGCTTCAGCATCACTTCCCGCTTGCGGTTGCAAGTCGGGCACTTGTAGTCATACAGCGGCATTTTGAGTCCCCTGGGCCGAAGCCCCTTGTTGTCCGTCCGGCGAAGCAGGTGCGGGTGCCTGCGGTGTGGTCTTGAGAACCACTTGCATCTGGAGCTGCTGCATCCTCTGGGCATGCTGCGCGCGGTTGAATTCCGCCTGCATTTCCAGGGCCTCTCGCTTGATCTGGTTGTCCATCTTGGCCAGCTCGAGTTCTTCTTGCTTGTTCGCGCGCTCTTGCTCGGCGGCTTGCTGCTCCATCTTGAACTTCTGCGCGTCGCGCTCCATTTCGGCCTTGACCTTCTGTGCAGCCGGGTCTTCCTTGGCCTGCGGTTCCTGCATCGCGCGGAAGGTCTCTTCGACGTCCTCGCCCATGCGGAACTTCTGGATGATGTTCAGCATCAGGGCCTTCGCCGCCGGGAAGGGCAGGACACCATCCTTGACCATCGGGAAGACACCGTTCAGGAGCTGCGCCATGGCGTTCATCAGCTCGCCGAGTTCCTTCTTGTCTTCCGTGGCTTCGATGTCCACCGTGCTGTTCGTCTCGATGTCGATGACGAAGTTGCGGATGGTGTCGTTGCGAAGGAAGTTGACGATCTCTTCCCAGGCGGGCTGTGCCAGCACCTGCTGAGCCTGCGCCGCCCGTTGCTGGAGCTGCTGGGTCTGCGCTTGAGCCTGTTCCGGGGCCATCAGGCCTTGTTGGGCCTGCATCTGCAGTTGCGGCAGCATGGTCTGCGCGGCCATGAGGGCCTGCTGCGCCTGCTGCTTCTCCGCCATCCGGGGGAACTTCAGCCCCGTCATCTGCTGGAAGGTCTCCACCGAGAACTTCTTCGCCGCCAGCTCCGCCTGCATGCGAAAGCACGCCCGGCTGAAGCGCTGGACTTCCTTCTGCATGCGCTTGATCCGCATGGTGCCCCAGGCCTGCTTCATTTCCTGCGCGCCGAGGGTCTCGGAAGCCTGGCTCGCGCCGAGCATGATGTCCGCCACGCCGCAGATTTTCTGGATCGTGCCGATCACCTGCTGGCGGTTCAGGTAGAGTTGCTGGAGGGCCGTGACCAGGGTGTCCAGCGGCATCATCCAGATCGACTTTTCCAGGGCTCCGCCGCCCATCGACTGCATCGCGGCGACGTTTTGTACGGGCTGCAGGGTGTTCTCGGGCTTGGAGAGGAGCTGGTCTAGGCCTTCCAGCGTGGAGTCGTACATGCCCCGGACTTTGAGGGCACGAGTCAAGTGCCCGATACGGCGGGTGACGTCGTCCAGCTCCTTCGCCTGCGCCTCGTACATCAGGTAGAGGGTGTTCGGGACGAGGGACTTGATGCGCGGGGTGAAGCTGATCGGCCGAGGGGCGTTGAAGAAGCCTTCCAGACCCAGCGGGTCGTCGTTTTCCTGGATGAAGGTCGGGAAGCCTTCGCTCAGGTAGATTTGCTTCTTCGTCCGCTTGTCCCAGACTTCCCAGATATGGGCGAATTTGGCGCCCTGGGCGTCCGCCGGACCCTGGTTGTCGTTTTCCTTGTCCTGGTCCTGGGAAGGGGAGTGGGTGAGCTTGATCTTGGAGCCCTTTTCCTCGCCGAAGGTGCTGACGCACTCCTCGCGGGTCATGAAGTGCTCGTAAGCCATCCAGGGCACGTGGGACCACTGCTTGGCATAGCCGAACCGGACCCGGTCCCAGGGCACAGGGTCGCCGCAGACGGTCTCGTACTTGACGCGCTTCTGCTCGACGCCAGCCTGATCCAGGGTCTTTTCGAAGTCGGCGTCGTAGCTGAATCGGCACAGGCCACGGCCGGGGACCAGAGCCTCTTGCACAGCGAGCTTCTGCAGCTCGTCGAACTCCGTGTAGCGCGTGTCGCCGGTGTCCGCCAGGGCCACCAGGGTGTTCTTGATCACCTGCGTGGCCGCGATGGCCAGGGGGTTTTCCTTGTCGATCTTGCGCTTGACCACCGGCCTGGGCGTGTTGTTGTAAACTGCCGGCGCCAGGGTCTCGGTGTTGGCGTAGAGGATGTTGAAGTCGGCACTGGTGGCGCTGGAGTCCTCCGCGGCAGCTTTTTCCTGCTCGTAAATCGCCACCACGCGGGAAGCTTCCTTCCGCCACTTTTCCTCCCGCTTCCCAGCGTCATCCAGCTCCGTCAGCCAGCGCGTGACCTTTTCGTCCCGTGTCAGGGCCGTAGCCGCATCGTCGATTTTGCTGAAGAGCTTCTTGAAGATATCGGCCATGATCAGTCCTGGTTTTGGCGAGCGAGACGCCGCTGGGTAATGCGGTTGACAATCTCGTTGAATGTGAGTTCAGAGGGGAGTTTGGGCAAGTTTGAGCCTGCAGGCACGGGAGCCTTCTTGACCCAGGGCCGGGACATCACGCCATAGCGCCAGTCGTCCGCTGCATGGTCTTCCGCCTCGGTGTCGAGGTCCTCTGCGTGGTCTTCGTCGTGTTGAAGCGTGGGGATGGTGCGGATCGAGTCCTCACAGGTCTCCAGCACGAACAGCATGGGGTCGGTTTTCGGGCCTTCGGGCTCGTTGGCGAACAGCGGGATGTTGCCCATGAGCATGCGCATCTGCTGCCAGCCGGGCTCCCGCTTGTTGTCGGCCTTTTTCCACATGCAGCCCTTGATCATCATGTTTTCCGCGATGCTGGGACCACCGTTGCGGATGAAGATGGAGGGGTCGGCGACGCCGTAAGTGATGTGCTCGCCCTTTTCGCGCTCCAGGATGCCCTGGGCGACGAGGGCAGCGTCCATTTTCAGGCCCTTATTCGCCCCCGTCGCGCCGTACCACTCGCGGTATCTCAGCAGCGCCCCAACAGGAAGGCCCCAAGTCCCGTCAGAAACAGCCCACCAGCCGCAACTGAAAGGCTTCGCCGATCCCCAGTCAAAAGACCGGAATCGAAGAGCGTGCTTAGGAATAGCGTCCAGCCAATCCAGAGGCTTAACAATGAGATCGCTGTCCCAGTTGTCAAAAAATGCGCCATCGATGATGTTCCAGTTGCCCTCGAGCCAGGCCTTCACGAGCGCCGCGGAGCCGGATTGACGCAGACGCAGGATGTACGTCGGGTCATTCCGCATCAGGAGCGCGTTATCACCGATCTTCGAGGGGATGAAGACCCGGCTCAGGCTCACCGTCTGCTTAACATGCACGCCAGAGTCCGGATCGAAGTATTCGATATCCGTGGACTCGGTGATGATCTTGAAGCCGCGCGGATCGGGGTCGATGTAGCGCTTCTTGACCCAGTTATGTCCTGCGCCGCCGGGGTTTCCGGTCAGCCGCATCCCTACCGGGACTCCCGCTCCTGATCGTAGAGTGGCTCGCAGCTTGTCGATGGGTCCAGGGGAGGGAAAGTTTGTGACTTCCTCCACATAGACTCTAGTATAGCTGTGGCCCTGATATTCTTCCGCGTCCGAATCCTTTTCGAGGTACGCGAACTTGAGTCGAGCCCCGTTTGCCATTGTCCAGGTCTTCTGCTGCTCATTGTATTTCGCTCCCAGTTTGGGGAAGAGCTGCTTGGTACGCGCAATGACTTCAGCGAGCTGGACGAGCTTCCGACGGAAGAAGATGCCAATAGCGGCTTCCCCGTAGGTGTTGGAGTGCTCGAGCCAGTCACCGATGGAGGACTCTGTCTTCCCGCCGCCCCGGGCTCCCCCGTAGAAGACCTCGAAGACCGGACACTGGATCAGCGCGGTTTGAGGGCCCGGCTGGGGCTGCCAGATGACCGTAGGGCCGGCAGCACCTTCCGAGCGGAGGCCGAGATTGGGCGGGGGAAGGCGCACGAGGGCTTAGAACTGGATGCCGGCGGGATTTCCAGGGGTGGCGCCAGGGGCAGGCGCGGGAGGGGCAACGGGTGCGGGAGCCGGGCGGGCTACGGGCTGCTTTCCGCCGGCCAGCCATTGCGCCAGGGGCAGGGGCTGCTGGCCCAGAGCCTGGGCTTCCGCTGCGTACACCTTGTAGGCTTGCGCGTCCGCCGTGGCGTGGCCAGGCATGATCCGCTTCATCAGATCGAGAATACTTCCGTCCATTTTCAGCTTTCCACCGGGCGAGCCGGTACATCGATTGCAGGTTCCCCTCTGGCTTGCGCGGCCCACGTCTTTTCGTCCGCCACTTTCGGGGGCAGGGCGACGACGAAGGTGTTGTTCTGCACGGCGTTCTGCGGCCGGGCGCCCATTCCCAGGGCCTTAGTTGACAGCTCCAGCGTCTTGACGGCCAGATCCGGGTTCCCGGTGGCCTTGAGTTTCTGCTGCAGCACGTCGAGGGACTGGTCCGCGAGCGCCGCCATCCGGTTTTCCAGATTCTCCCGAATCTCCGGCGTCACCACCTCGTCTTTCCGCGAGGCCAGTCGGGCCTGGAACGCATCCGACCCCATCACCCGGCTGACCCAGCCCACGCTGTAGTTGAAGTACAGCGCGATGTCGTTTTGACTGATCTCCGGCCGGGCCAGAATCAGGTCGATCATCGCGTCGTGGGTGTAGCGGACCTTTTGAATCCCATGCTCTTGCCCACTTTTCGTGCCTTGAAGCGACTCCACTGAAATCCCCTTGTCCGTTTGGCTATCATAGTAGGACGCTTCCTACTCGATGTCAAGCACCAGGGCGTGAAGTTGGGATAGGCGAGGCCGGCGGAAGACTATGCGAGACTCCCCGACCATTATTCTGGCATAATCCCCCTGGATTCTCAACCTCCTTTTTTCCATTTTTCAGCCTGGGAGTCTCAGAGTCCTCAAATTCGAAGGCGGAGAGGTGGGAAAAAGGGGCCTAGCGCGTCCAGGTGGAATGCGCCTAAAGACCTACGCCGCGCCACCCCCTCCTGCCGAAGACCCACCCCGGGGTCAGTGGGGGCTCACATCGCCAGCAGGGGATAAACAGGGGATAACTACCGTTCGTCGGCGGGCTGAGAAAAGGGGTTGCGCTCAGGTCCGCCATCGCCTATAGTCCATCCATGCCACGGTATCGCCCTGGTCCGGTCCGCCGCTCGTGAGAGCCCTGCCGGTCGATCGTTAACAACTCGCACGGATGCCAGCCCCCCCGCACACGCGGGCACCGGCTGGCGGTCACGCGCCCATCCGAGGCGCACCAACCCTGACCCATCACACTGAGGATGATCCAAATGACCCAAGCTAACGAAACCAAGCGCCAACCCGCCATCACCGTGCAACCCCAGACGGTGGTGGATGGGCAACCCCGCGAAGCCGCCATCACCGAAGCCAGCAGGCTGGAGTTGCGGACGGCGGGCGGACAGGTGCTCCACGCCGACCCGATGCGGATTCCCGAGGCTCTGCACCCGGTGCTGATCCTCCACGGGCTGAAGCAAAAGCTCATCGACGCGGCCGCAATCAGCCGTGACCCCGAAACGGGCCGCAGCGCGACGATCGATGACAAGTGGGCCGCCGTCACGGCGGTCTGGGAGCGGCTGCTCAGCGGCGAATGGAATGCCGCTCGCGGCGAAGGCGGCGGCACCGGTGGCCTGTTGTTCAAGGCCCTCTGCCGGATGCAACAGACCAAGACGCCGGAGGCGATCAAGAGCTGGCTGGATGGCAAAACCGACAAGGAAAAAGCCGCCCTGCGGCTCAATCCCAAGGTGGCCGCCATCATCGAAACCATCCGGGCGGAGAGCGCCAAGGCCGGCGACATCGACTCCGACGCGATGCTGGACGAGCTGGGCGAATAAGCCCCACTGACAAGACCCCGCAGCCCCCACGGTTGCGGGGTTTTTTTCTGCCCATTCCCTGGGCGGGCCAAGGGGCCGAGGTTCCAAGGGTCCTTCAAGCGGGGACTGGGGATTGGGTTAGTGGTCACTAACCGGGCGGAGGGCGGGCGAGGCGATGGCGGCGGGTGCCGGCCGAAAAACAGCCCCACGGAGGCCCCTAATCGGCCGTTTGAGCGGGTTTCGCCATTCCCGCATGGTTAGTACCATCCTCGCCCTCAAACGCCGCCACGGCCCCAAAATCCCGGAAAGTGTAACCAGCTGGAGTATCCGAGATTCGGTCAGCCCTGGTCAGCGGATCGGCGGTTGCCGGTTCGTTTACTACCCAGCCCTATCCCCTTTTCCCGCTCGGCAGTGGATAAGATATGTTATCCCCTGAATTTTTAATATATAAGTTTACACTCGCGAGGGGAAGGGGGTATAGGGTCGGGTAGTAAATGAACCGAGAACCGCCGCTCTTGTCGGGTCTACTGAAGTCTTGTGAGCGAGGGCTTGACTCCTTGAACCCCGGGGAATATGGTGGCATATTCCGGGTGGAGTTGCGCATAGTCTTCCGCCCGTCCCATTGTCAACCCTGGAGAGCCCCCACAATGAAAAGTTCTGAATTGCTCCTTCTGCAGGACGTCTGGCGCAAGGCCTATGCCAAGGGCTCGATGAACATCGAGTTCAAGTCCAAGGCAGGCGCTGTCCGCGCTCGGATGCAGCTGTATAATGCGGTGAACAAGATCAAGCGGGGCTCCGAGGTCGCAGACGTCCCGCTAGCCAGGGCTGCAGAGGAACTCGAGATCGTCTGGGTCAACGACACCACGATTCGCCTGCAAAAGCGAGCAGAAAGCGACATGATGCAGGGGCTGATGGCTGCAGTTGGGCAATCCGTGGAGGAATATCAGGACCCCGAAATGCTCGAAGCCTCCGATCGCCTGCTGAGGGACCTGGAGCGCCAAGGGCTCATGAGTTCCGCGCCTGCGCCCGCGCCGACCGAGGATTCGCGGCCCGCTTTCGAACACCAGGCCAATCCGTTCTTCCCCAAGCGAGGCTGAGCATGGCCAAGTGGCGATTGCGTGATCCGGGTTCGTTTCCGCCGTCCTTCCATGACGCCATGCGGGCCGGGGAAGGGAAGGACAAGCTGGTGGTCCGCCGGTTTACCGAAGCCTCGATACGCGCGGATGCCGAGGACTTTCGCATTTTCCGCTTCTCCCTCCGCCATCACCCTGCACACAGCACGGCAGCTTGGGAAACGAAACTCAAGCACCGCACGCGAGTGGCCTGGAATCCGCTCAACAGGCAGTGGGAACTCCTGCTCACAAGCCGACGGTCGGTGTTGGAAGACATCGTGAAAATGGAATAATTACTTGGCGATTTTTGTTGACAGCCCTCCGGGGCTGACGCACACTCTATCCATGCGCCGCGCATTGCGGATTCCTGGGCGGTCCCGCTAGGCGCATTCAAGACCGCCCGCCAACCTTTCAAGGAGCCCAACGTGGCCGAAACGCAAGAAACCGCCGGCAAGGCGAAGACCGAAGTGGAAACCGTGACCATGTCCGACGGTCGGGCAGTCGACTTCGCCGGCAAGAAGAAGCTGATCAAGGAGAGCCTCCAGACCCCCGACGGCAAGATCGCCGTCCGCATGGACTTCCGCAATGGCCAGACGCGCCTGTTCCCGATCCCCGACGCCCTGCTGGCCAAGTTCGCGGCCCACGGCGCCGAGCAGAAGCTGGGTGACGAGATCGCCGGCCTGAACGACCTGGACGACGCCGTCCTGGCCGTGGACGAGCTGATGGAACGCCTGGGTCGCGGCGAGTGGAACGTCGCTCGCGAAGGCAACGGCCTGGCCGGCACCAGCGTCCTGGCCCGTGCGCTCGCCGAGGTGCAGGGCGTGGACATCGAGAAGGTCAAGACCTTCCTGAAGACCAAGTCCCAGGCCGAGAAGATCGCCCTGCGCAACAACCCCCGCGTCAAGCCTGTGGTCGAGCGCATCGAGGCCGAGAAGGCCAACAAGGGCTCGAAGGTGGACACCGACGCCATGCTGGGCGAGCTGTCGGCCTAACGCTCCGCGTTTCCCTGCCAGGTGGGATCAGACCTGGCCTGTCCCGCGCGTTGGTCAGAAGCAAAGACGCGGCATTCAACCCCCGGTCCTGGGTAGCCTCCAGCCGGGGGTTGGTGCTTCAGCGGACACATGCGCAGTGTTTACGCTAGCTCATCATTACTTGATTGACACTCCCCCGGGATTATGCGAGAATAATGGTCGGGGGTTACTTGTTTCACCTGGGAGCGGTTCCCAGGCGGCAAACCCCTCAGTCAAGGAGGCTACCCTATGACCCTGATCGTCGAGGCCAAGAACAAGGCCGAACTCAAGACCAAGCTCGAAGCGGGCTGCGCGATTCTGAACCCCACTCCCTGGGGTACGGAATTCAAACTCTCCCAGGACGTGCCGATCGGCTTCCGCGAACCTGTCGTCCTGGACCCGGCCACTCGCCGGCGGGTCGCGCAGATCGAGAAGACCGCCACGGGCTGGAAGGTGAAGTGATGGACCAGCCCCAACTCTACGAAACCACTGTCCTGCGCAAGCCCGATGGCCGCATTCAGGCTTGGATTCGCCACAGCATGATCTTCATGGACGAAATGAAGGTCCGCGCCTATACCGCATTCGTCTGGAACTACGGCATGGATCACAGCCTGATGATGGACGACTTCGGCAACCTCTTCGGCGCGGACGTCCACGCCCTGCTCAGCTAGTCCCGCGCGCGCAAGCCTAGTGACAGTGGGCTTGCCGAGCGATCCTGCTCATAACCTGGAGGCTACCCAGATGGCAAACGCCAACATCAAACGCACCTTCACCAGCGAGCGCTGGGGCGAGGTCACGATCCACGCAACCAAGTACGCCAACAACGGCGCACTGGCAGTTCAGCTGACCAGCATGGGGGATTTCGGCCCCGAACCGCTGACCACTCTCAGCGTCAACATGGCCCATGGCCAGAACGCGGAGAGCAAGGACCTTCCCGAAGGCTGCTTCTACGCCAAGGACTGGTCGGAGAACGAAGAGCTGGCGCACGAGGCAGCGGCTTCGGGCTGGTTCAAGTTCCGAGACGACATCCCGCCAGCGATCAGCGGTTACGTCTGCGCCGAAGCGTGGGAGCTGCTCGATGAGCAGGGCGAAGGTTTCCGCCTGGAGTTCTGACATGACCATCCTTCGAGTCGAACAAGACGGCGCCGACTTCTACGACGCTGACCAGCACGTACTGATCGAGCGCATCGAAGCCCCCTTCGTGCGGCGCAATGACTGGTACTCTCTCGAAGCTGCGCAAGAGGCTGCAGCGGAGTTCAGCAAGCGGCACCCCGAAGCTGTGTTTGTGGCGTTTGGAGACTGACCATGACCTTCCATCCAGTCATCCCCAACGCAGTCCTCTATGACTCCGAGGACTTCATCGTCTGCGGCCCCGAGGATGGATACACCAAGTCCCAGTGGGCTTTCGAGGTCGTCCGCAAGAAGGCTGATCCCCGGCCGCTCGCAGTCTTCCTCCACGGCGCCTCTGCCCTGGCCTTCGCCGACCGGATCGCAGCCTGGCAGGCCAACACCCCCGAGCGCGAGGAAGTCGAAGCCTACCTCGATCGCCTGACCCAGCTCGGTGTTCATCCCCTTCGCGCGGACCACTGACATGGCCAAACGCAACAACAAGAAGCCCCTTCGCCGGTATGGTGTGATGTATTTCCGCCAGGGCGTGCGCAAGTGGGAGAACCCCGATACCTGGGGGAGCATGGAGCTGCTGGAGAACGCCTACGGGCGCGCAGCCCAGCACGTCGCTCGCAGCGATCTTCTGCCTGGGGAGTACCGGCAGGCAGTGGTTTACGACCGCCATCATGGTCGGATTGTCAGAGCCTACACCCGCACGGCGGAAGGCATTTCGATTAAGGACTACTAAGCATGGAAAACCCTCGCATCGAGAACTGGGGCATCGTGTCCCTGGACTTCAACCCCTACCAGCCGCCCGAGGCGCAGGCCAAGGGCCTGGCGGGCACGGTCTTCGGCCACCCGGAGTTCCCCGACGGCGCAGACATCACGACCTCCGCGATCCAGGGCGTCCGCACCGAAGGCGACCACATCTTCGTCCAGACTCGCTCGCGGGAATACCTGCTCGGCGTGGTCAACCCGGCCTATGAAGAGCAGTACCCCAACGCGCGCCAGCGCGTGGTGAACCAGCTCAAGAAGGTCTGACCAGACTGCAGCCTCGTGACAGGGGGCTGTGGCCTGGGTTGACCAGGATTTGGAGGCTACAACCAATGAACTTGAACGATTTGCCAGACGGCAACGACCTGCTCGCCGACTTGCAGGAATCCATCCCGCAGGGCGTGCCCAATGACACAGGCTATCGTCGGCGCGCGACTGACGCAGTCACCGAGGACACCGAACTCGACAGCCTCGACGCCCTGCTCCAGGAATCCGTCGGCGCTCGGGAAGCCGAGGATCAGTACAAGCTCGACCGGGCGGCTGCCAAGCGCGGGTTCAGCGGGATGTCGAAGGAGGAAGTCGACTTCTGCAACTCCCGCATGCACGCCTTCGAAATGGCCAGGGTCTGGACGCCCACCCACGCCATCGGGGTCTGGCAGCGGTTCTGCTGCACGAACTGCGATCAGAAGCGCATGGTCTTCAGCCGGTACATGGAGCACCACCAGTCCCGGGTGAACCCCAGCACCCATCGCTGGGTCACGGTCAAGGAGACGAAGATGGAAGCCACGCCGGTTCGAGAGGACCGCGAGGTTCCGACCTGTCCTCGCTGCAGCGAGTGGGCCCTCGATCCCAGGGACATGGCCGAACTCAAGGAGGTGCTGTGATCTTCACTAAGAATATCTTTCGCGCGCACGGCATCGGGACCGTACTCCTGGGAAAGCACGCGCATCAGCTCCATCGCACCGCTGAGGAAGCCTTGCAGTACGAACTGATGCAGCATGGGCACCTGGGGGCCATACACAGCATCTTCAACGTCCTGACCGAGGATCAGCAACGTCGTGTCCTCGAACAGCTCGGCTGGAAGGAGGTCAAGTGAGTTATCGCTTCACCCTGGAAATCTTCCCCGAACCCTGGGCGGAGGCCGGGATCAACCAGTCCCTCGAAATCACCTTCGACTACACTCCCAGCACGCCGGACACCTACAGCCGAGATTGGGGCTGGATGCCGGGCGATCCGGACGAAGTCAACTTCCGCGAGATTGCTCTGCTCGGCGGCACGCATCGCTGGGCGGACTGGACTGACCTCGTTCATGGCCAGCTCTACGACTTGCTCTGGGAACAGTGCCTAGCCTTCGGCAATGAGCAATCCCAAAAGGCTGACCGCGACTACGATCCCCCTGACCACGACGACCCTTACTAAGGAGCCTCCATGCCCACAGTCAATCCGCCCTTGCCCATTCGCATCGCCTCCCGCGAGGAAGGTGGCATCGTCTTTTGGGAACTGATCCCGAGCAAGCTCGCGTCGGCGAAGCCCAGCGTTGAACAGCAGGTCCTGTTCACGGTGGACAGGGCCTTGCTCGACGAAATGCCCTGGCTCTTCGACCAGATGAACCTCCTTGCCTACAAGGTCGGGCAGGTCAAGCTCCAGGCGATGGGCTACGTCAGCGCCGTGCAGCAAGTCGGCGCCGCCGTGGAGCCCCAGCCGGAATCCACCATCATCCTCGACCCCATCGCTGAAAAGAAGCAAGGACACTGACATGCCCAACTCTCCCCGTCCGCAATGCATCATCACCGGCTGCGCCCTCTACATCCCCGCCGAAGGCAAGGTCCTGTGGGGTGACCTGCACGAATTCCGTGACCTCTACATCTTCAACGGCGTAGTCAGGAACGACGGTTCCGTGGCCTGGACTTACGTCAGTCCCGATCCCGACACCCATTGGGACAAGATGGTGGTGGTCAACCACCTGACCGCTCCCTACTTCGACAAGCGGGGCATCGTGGTCCTGGCGAAGGAACACTGCGAACTCAATCCCGCTGCCAAGGCCTACCTCGGAGAACACTATGCCCAGACCCCCTCGTGCTGACCGTCCCCAGGACAAGACCATCAGCCTCCCTACCAGCCTCTGTGGCAAGGTGGACCTCCTTCTGTTCAGCCCCCTCGAAGGCAGGGTCCCGCACGGTGCCTGGGCCAGGTACATCACCGGGCTGATCGAACAGGACCTGGAACAACGTGCCGCGTTCGTCGAACTTTCGAGGGTGACCCATGACGCCAAGAGCCAAGGATGAAGCCGACATCGCCTCGGAGCAGGAAGAACTTGCCCGACAAGAAGCCCTGCGGCAAGCCGCTGGTCGGTATTCCCCACTTACTTTTCGGGGCCAGTGTCACTACTGCGACGAACCCTGTTCCGGCGCCTTCTGTGACGCGGATTGCCGCAAGGGCTGGGACCATGAACAACGTGTCCGCGCGAAGCAGCGCGGCCGGGCGCAAACGCAAGTGAAGGAGAAGATTCAATGAACAAGACCTTGATCCTGATCGCCCTGGTGCTGATCCTCACTGCCTGCGGCGGGGGCGGCGATGCGCCGGAAACGGAAGTCACCGTGCAGGAACCTCCGCCGGCGCCCGCGTACTGGGAGAAGTGGGAAGCCCGGCAAGGTGGGATGATTCGGCCGAAGGAGGTGCAAGGTGAGTGAAACGTCTTGTGCTCATTCCTGGCGCGACTTCGGCCAGCTCGGCGGTCGGAATGTCGTGTGGTGCAGTAAATGCGACCTTCTGGCTTGGACAGGGAAGGAGCCTGACACCACCCGTCCTGCTGCTGGTGCAGCCGAAGCCGCCAACCTGCATGCGGCGATCATGTCTCAGTTAGCCGTACCGCCGGATCAGTCGGATGCCTTGGGGCGGTTGCATGACCTGATTCATGGGCCGGAAGCGCCGTTCGTGCCCGACCTACCGCAAACGAGCCTCGCCGCGCGTTGGTACGTCAGACTGTGCGATGCCATCGAGGAGGAGTGCGCTCGGCTCACCGCCAGCGCGGAGGCTGGTGCAGCCATACAGAAGCCAGCTGATGCGACCAAAGACCAATGCCCCGGCTGCGAGTGGCCGAATGCACGGGGTATGCAGAAATGTCCGTGGGGCCAGGGCGCCGAGTGCCCACGCAACGAGCCCGCCCCCGAGGGAGGTGAAGGAGCTGCACTACTGCCAGCCGATGAGCGGGTGAAGTTCGAGAAGTGGCTGACCGTCCGTGAATCCGGCAAAGGCTACCCAGCCGATCTATGGGAAGCATGGCAAGCCCGCGCCGCTCTCTCCTCCAGCGATGCACGCACACCGGATGCGCCGACCGCTCGGAGGCTGGATCAGGGAGATTTGATCGAAGCTGCCTACAACGTCAGCGTGGCCAAGTATGACGTCGGCACGCTCGACTGGGCTGATGCGATGGTCGCCTACCTCTACCCCGCCGCCATCGATTCGGCCCACGCCAAGAAGGAGCCCAAGTGAAAATCCTCCGCTTCATTCACCTTTCCTTCGCCCAGGCCTTTTACGGCTGGGCTCTTCGGGAAATCGATCCCATGCATCCGGACCTGCCCAAGCTCGTTCTCCGCCGGCAGGAATTGGCGGACGCCGCCAGGAGGTTATTCCAATGACCAGAGTCCTTATTACCATCACCACGGAGGACTCTGAAGTCCTCGAGCAGTTCGCTATTGAACTGGAGCGTGATCCCCCGATCAAGCCTGAACGCCTGGCGTCGGAAATCGTGGATTACCTGGACAACAGCTTCGACATAACAGACATATGACCCCCAATGACGAACAAGCCGTCGCCATCGCGGCGATGCTCGACCACCTGAAGACCACCGGCGACGATCCCTACTTCGTCCTCCGCGGTCCCGCAGGCACAGGCAAGACCTTCACCAGCACCAACTCCCTGCTCCAGTTCAAGCGCCGCGTGATCGTCACCGCGCCGACGAACAAGGCCGTGCGGGTGCTCCGTGAAGCCCTGAAGCAGTGGGACCTCCGCCTGGAGTGCCGCACGATCTATTCGCTGCTCGGCCTCAAGCTCGCGCCGAACGGGGAAATCAAGGAGCTGACCAAGCCCGAGGATCCTGTGGACCTGGAAGACGTCGCCGCCGTCTTCGTGGATGAGTGGTCGATGGTCAACCAGGCCTTGTGGGGCCACATCCAGGACGCGCAGCAGCGACACAAGCGCCTGCGCTGGGTGTTCATGGGGGATCAGTACCAGCTCCCGCCCGTGGGGGAAATGAGCAGCCCGATTGCGGGGCTGACCAAGGGCTCGGAGCTGACCCGCATCATGCGGCAGGACAACCAGATCCTCAAGCTCGCCGCTCACCTTCGCGACATGGTGGCCAAGCCCTTCGCCCAGCTCCGCCTCATCGAAGACAACAACGGGGAAGAAGGAATCTGGAAGCCCGTCTCCCTCGACCAGGCCATCCTCAACCAGGCCCAGGGCTTCGCCAAAGGTGAGAACAAGGCCATCGCCTGGCGGAATGCCACGGTGGATCGCCTCAACCGCCTGATCCGCCAGGAACTCTTCGCCGACGGGGACAAGTACCCCTGGCAGGAAGGCGACCGCATCACCCTGCTCGAACCGGCGATGAACTTTGACAACGAAATCATCGGTACGACTGACGAAGAAGGTGCGGTGGAGGATTCGCAGATCGCCAACCACCCTGAGCACGAGGAATTCAAGTGCTGGCGCATCCTCATGCGCTCGGACATGAACACTGCGATGACCCTCTGGGTCCTGCACGATGATCCGAAGAACAAGTTCCTGTTCGAGCAGCGCAAGGCGAGGCTGGCCACTGTGGCCAGGGCGAATCCCAAGGCCTGGGGCGAGTACTGGTCCTTCATGGAGTCGTTCCACAAGGTCCGTCACGCCTATGCCATCACCGCGCACAGGGCGCAGGGCTCGACCTACCAGCGCGCGTTCGTGAACTGGAAGGACATCCTGGCCAACCAGAACAGGGGCGAGGCGATGCGGTGCCTATACGTTGCGGCCACCCGGCCGAAGAAGGAGCTTTATCTTGGCTAATCTGAAATACTTCGGCACGTATACCAGCCAGAAGATGGAAGTGCCTGCTCCGCAGAACATCCCCAAGCGTGCCTGGCCCTTCCCCAGCCGTGACAAGCGGTTCTACGAACAGCGAACTGTCGCCAACACCTGCCCCATGTTCGGGGGGAAGGTCAGCCTCTGCAAGCACTGGTCCACAGGGGACGAGAATTCCGAATTCCTCCCCAGCGACCCTTGCTCGGTGTGCGGTGAAACTGCCGAGAAAGTGGTTGACACCTGTAACTCATCCGGCGATAATCCCCCGGTATCTCCACCATCCACTCCGGGAGCTTGACCATGTATTCCCCCCAGGAATCCGCTGAAATCCAGAACCTCCGCCAGAAGGCGATGTCCAACACCATCACGCCCCAGGAACTTCGCCGGGGCATCGAACTCCTGCGACAGGGCCGAGTCCAGGCCGCGGCTACGAGCGCGAAGTCCAAGGCAACGAAAGCCGCCAAGGCCACGCCGGTGAACAGCGACAGCCTGCTCGACGAACTGGGCGGGCTGAGTTAAGTTGGTGCCGGTCTAACCAGCCGGAAGTGATGCACTAGGGGTTAAGCGGGAGCGGGTTCGACGCCCGACACTAGAGCATTGCCTGTACTGTCTCGCCGATGGCCCAATAGGGACTTCGGAGTTCGGGGCAGTATGGATAATGTTCATCAACAGCCCAGGAGGCTCTAAATGGCGACAGCCAAAGTGAAGGTGTACCCGGCGGTCTTCGTGACCAGTGCCGGCAAGGTCGGATCGGTGAACTGCTTCAGCTCCCCGATCAACGACAAGGTCACGGAGTACGGCGACTTCTTCATTGCCCTGCCTGTGCAGGAGATCGAAGTCGAAGTCCCGAGCGAAGAGAAGGTGCGGATGGCCTGCCAAGTGCTCTTGGCGCACCAAGCCGATGAAATGCGCAAAGCCGCAGAACTCTTCGAACGCAAGGCCGACATCATTGGGGATCAAGCATGACCCGCCCCATGTTCCCCCACACCATCGACAGCACCATGCTGGCGGCCTTCCGTTCCTGCCCGCAGAAGATGTTCCTCAGCTACATCCAGCACTGGAAGCCGAAGGAGGACTCCGTCCACCTGATCGCCGGCGGGGCTTTCGCCAAGGGCATCGAGGTCGCGCGGAAGGCGTACTTCGAGGGCATCCACATTTTGCCCACCATCACGCTGGAAACCAACCTGGCCACCGGCCTCAGCGAGCGTAAGGTAGTTTGGGGCGAGAAAGATTGCGAGCCTGGCGATGCCACACTGGCCCAGGAAGCCGGCCTCCACGCCTGCATGGTGGCCTACGGCGACTTCGAGTGCCCGCCCGAATCTGCCAAGTCCATCGAACGCACCGTTGGTGCCCTGGAGTTCTACTATGACAACTACCCCTTCGGAATGGACGGAACAAATCCAGTCACATTTCCGAACGGTCGAAGAGGCATCGAGTTCTCTTTTGCGGAACCTCTCCCATTCAAGCACCCTGTCACTGGTAACCCGATTCTCTACACCGGACGGGCAGACATGGTCGCTGACTTCGCTGGTGGCACTTACGTCTTTGACGAGAAAACCGCAAGCCAGCTGGGTGCTTCATGGTCGCGCCAGTGGGAACTACGGTCACAGTTCACTGGATACGTGTGGGCTGCACAGCGAACCGGACTCAATGTCCAAGGTGCAGTCGTTCGTGGCGTCAGCATCCTCAAGACCAAGTACGAAACCCAGCAGGCGATAACCTATCGGGCGCCCTTCGAAATCGAGCGGTGGGAAGCCCAGGTGGCTCGTGACCTCCAGCGCATGCAAGACTGCTGGGAGCAGGGCTGGTGGGACTGGAACCTCGACCATGCCTGCGCCGAGTACGGTGGCTGCGGGTTCCAGCGCATCTGCAAGTCCGCCGACCCCGGGACGTGGCTGCCGATGTATTTCGAGCGGAAGGTCTGGGACCCGCTGGCTCGGAAGCAGATGTCGGTGGAGGAGTTCGAAGCGAGCTGGGGGCATAACCTAGGAGTGCAGTCATGAGACTGGCCTGGCTTGTGAAAGACTACGACGACGATGCGTGGAAGATCCTCTTCGAGGAGCCTGACTTCGCCCGATATGCTGAGATAAAGATGATCGCCTGGGTGGAGTTAACCCCCGGGAATATTCCTGCATAATCCCCCCGGACATGCAGCAGCACTTCATCATCGAAGGCCGCTACCTTGGGTCAGCTGAACGCCTGTTCTCCCTGACCCAGGGCGCAAGCCCACTTAGCTATGCCTTCTTTTGCCACCACTGCGGAGAGGTCTTTGCTAAGTGCCCTGTCGAAGGCCGCCCGTGGCAGTTCTGGTCCCGCACCTGTCGCAGCTGCCCAGGCGGCGGAACCCTTGGCAACCCTGGAAGCCTCTGGCTCTCTTGGGACTCCGAATTCACTGACGCACTTCCAGAGCCGGTGCTGAAGTGGGAATTCCTCAGGCTCTTGGAACAATACGACAAGGAACAGGCATGACCTACGCCTCCACGAACCCCAGGATTGAGGAAGCGCACCTGCAAATGGTGCGAAACCTCGCCAAGCCAGGGGAGGAAATCATCAAGAGCCTCACCCCCGAGAAGGCGCATCTGCTGCACATGGCAGTCGGCGCCATCGGTGAGGCTGGCGAAACGCTGGACATCGTCAAGAAGCTCGTCATCTACAACAAGCCGATGACCCCTGAGATGCGCAAGAAGCTCGTCGAGGAACTCGGTGACAAGGAATTTTACCTGCGCGGCATCTATGATGTCACCGGCATCAGCCGCGAAGAAGTTCTTCTGGCCAACATGGCCAAGCTGAACGTGCGCTATGCCGAAGGCACCTACAGCGACGCTGCGGCTCAGAACCGTGCCGACAAGGACGGCGCCCAATTCGACCCTGCCTAAGGAGAACAACATGACCATCGCCAAGACCCATTCGAAGCCCCGCGGCTTCCAGACCCTCCCCCCCGAGCGCATGGCGGAAATCGCCAGTCTCGGCGGCCGCACGGCTCACCGGAAGGGCGCTGCCCACCAGTGGACGTCGGAGGAAGCCCGGGAGGCCGCCCGCAAGTCCGTGGAAGTGCGGCAGGCGAAGATCGAGAAGGCCACGAGGTACTAGCCGACAGGGGCAGCGGCTTTTCTGCCCCACAACCAAGGAATTGCATGAACTATCCTCCTTCCATGACCAACACCGGCGGTGCTGTCGGTTACAGCCGTGGCGAACTGGCCGGCAAGCAAGCCGTCCTCGACCGCGCACCGCCCCTGGCCGAGAACATCGACAACCGCATCGCCTACCACCTGCAGGAGATCGAGCGCCTCAAGCAGGTCAAGGAGACTCTCTCCAGCGGCAGCATCCTCGACGTCCGCATCGAAGACCTGCGTCAAGCGATGAACTACTGAGCCCTGCTCAACCGGCGCCTCAGCGGCCTTGAGGCAACTTCACTTTGAGGAAGCTATGAACGCAGTCCCCATTCCCACTCCACAGCCCACCCTCCCGGGCTTCAACGTCCTCCTGATGGGCCCGGCCGGCACCGGCAAGACCAAGGCCCTCGGCACCCTGGTCGACGCCGACCCCAATCTCAAGGTCCACGCGCTGTTCCTCGAATCCGGCAGCGAGTCCCTCATGGGCCACTGGCGCGACGTCGGCAAGCCCATCCCGGACAACCTCTCCTGGCAGACCCTGGCGGCGCCCAAGGCTTCCTTCAGCGAGTTGCTCGACTCAGCCAAGCTCGTCAACACGATGTCCCTGGACTCGCTGGCCAAGATGGCCGATCCCAACCGCTCGAAGCACAACCGCTTCCTCGAACTCCTGATGGCCCTCAGCAAGCCCAAGGACGAGCGCACTGGGAAGGAACTCCCGCCGGTGGATCAGTGGGGCACGGACAGGGTCATCGCCATCGACGGCATGACGGGGATCAGCCAGGCCGCCATGTCCCTGGTCATCGGTGGCAAGCCCGTCCGCTCGCAATCCGACTGGGGCATCGCCCAGGACCAGGTCGAGAAGCTCCTTCGCCACCTGACCGACGGCTGCCGCACGCACTTCGTCCTGCTCTCCCACGTCGAGCGCGAAACCGACCAGGTCCTCGGCGGCACCAAGCTCTTCGTCTCGACGCTGGGCAAGGCGCTCACGCCCAAGATTGCTCCGATGTTCAGCGACGTCATCCTGACCGTCCGCGAAGGCACGAAGTGGTCCTGGGACACCAGCAACCCCATGGCTGACGTCAAGGGCCGGAACCTCCCCTTCGCCGCCGGCCAGGCCCCGGACTTCGCGCAAATCCTGAACAAGTGGAAGCAGCGCGGTGGGGTGGTGGCGTAGGAAGTCATCCCTCCCAACGTAGGACCCTTCGCACAAAATGATTGACAACTTGGCCGCAGTATGCCAATGTTGTCAATCCCCCATGACGCGCCGGCAGGCCGTGTAAACGGGGACTTTCGTTGCCTGCCATTCACTTTCCCTCAATTCAGCTCTTTTCAAGGAAACATCATGAGCACCTTCGATCCGAACACCTTCCTCGACATGACGACGACGGATGCGAACAGCACCAAGTCGACCCCTGTCCCCGTCGGCGAATACGTCGCCTTCATCGAGAAGGTCGATGCCCGTCCCTGGTCCAAGAAGGACGACCCGTCCAAGTCCGGCATGGCGCTGGACCTGCTCTGGAACATCGACGACGCGAACGTCAAGGCCCTGCTCGAGCGCGAGAAGGTCACCGTGAAGCAGGGCGTCATGCTCGACCTGACCGAGGCCGGCGGCCTGGACATGGGCAAGGGCAAGAACGTCAGCCTCGGCCGTCTGCGCGAAGCCGTGGGCCTGAACGCTCCGGGCCAGCCGTTCGGCTTCCGCATGCTGGAAGGTCGCCCGGCCAAGATCGTCGTCAGCCACCGCATCGACGGCGACAACATCTACGCCGAAGTCAAGGCCGTTGCCAAGCTCGGCTAACCCGCCAGCGTGGTAAGTGAAAGGGCTCCCACAAGGGGCTCTTTTGCTTAAGGCGCTGCCGTCAACTCGCAGGGCGGAGACATCAACCGGCTGGTCCTCCATCGGGCGGTCTCCTCCACCTGACTAGCTGTTTTCCGCCAGCGGGCAGCGCCTCTTTTCTAACCTGAATGGTAGCTGAATGGCATTTGCCCAGCGTCTGTCGATAATCCCCGGGGCCATAGAACGGCCCACGCGCCGCGCGCCGGTCCGGGGATACCAACCCCTCACCCTCACCCGCAAACCGCACGGCGCCCCCATTCCGGCCCGGCGCGGGGCATTCCTGCGGCCCATTTCCTAACCCGCCACGCACTCAACCATGCGACTCCACAAAATCACTGACATCATCATCAGTCCCGACCGTCAACGCCAGCATTTCGACCCGGATGCCCTGGAAGAACTCAAGAATTCGATCCAGGAAGTCGGCCTGATGCAGTGCCCGGTGGTCCGGGAATCGGCTGACGGCCCGGTGCTGGTGGCAGGGGAGCGGCGTCTGCGCGTCATCACGGACATCTACGCCCTGGACGGCGCGATCCGCTACAACGGCCAGCCCGTGCCGACGGGGATGCTGCCCACGGTGACGCTGGGCGAACTCGACGTGCTGGCCGCGGAGGAAGCGGAGCTGGACGAGAACCTGAAGCGGAAGGACCTGACCTGGCAGGAACTCGCGGCGGCGCATGAGAGGCTGCACAAGCTGCGGGGTGCCCAGAAACTCGCTCGTGTCGAACGAGAGGGTCTCCAGCCTGGCATCCTTCCGCAAGTCCAGATCAACCAAACCGTCGCCGACACCGCCAAGGAAATCCACGGCCGGTCCGACGGCTACTTTCAAGACGTCGTCCGCAAGGAACTGATCGTCGCTAAGCATCTGGACAACCCGGAGGTCGCGAAGGCGAAGTCGGTGGACGAGGCGTTCAAGATCTTGAAGCGCTCGGAGCAGGCGCAGAAGCACAGGGACCTGGCGCTGGAGGTCGGGAAAAGCTTCTCGGCGGAGGATCACCAGGCTTACAACATCAGCTGTCTGGAATGGATGCGAACAGCGCTCCGCACGCAGCCGGAAACCAGCTACGACGTTATCCTGACCGATCCACCGTATGGCATGGGCGCAGATTCCTTCGGCGACGGTGGCGGTAAGCTGGTCAACTCCCAGCACAAGTACGACGACTCCCACGAGTCCTGGGTTGCATTGATGGAGCAGTGGGCTCACCTGTCCTACGCCATCGCCAAGCCCCAAGCCCACGCCTACGTCTTCTGCGACATCGATCGCTTCCACGAACTCAAGGCCTTCATGCAGGCCGCCGGCTGGTATGTCTTCCGCACCCCGCTGATCGACTACAAGACCGACTCCGGCCGAGTCCCTCTTCCTGACCGCGGTCCCCGTCGCCAGTGGGAAATGATCCTGTACGCGATCAAGGGCGAGAAGCCTGTCACCACCATCGTCGGAGACGTCATCCCATGTCAAGCAGATCCGAACATGACGCATGGAGCGCAGAAGCCCGTCGCCTTGTATGTCAACCTTCTGAAGCGGAGTGTCAAGCCTGGGGACCAGGTCCTGGACACCTTTGCTGGAAGCGGAACGATCTTTCCCGCTGCCCACTCGCTCCAGTGCCGTGCCACCGGCATCGAGCAGGAACCGGAATACTTCGGGATGTGCCTGAAGCGCCTGAAGGAACTCAAGGCGGCAACGGGTGACATGGATGCGCTGCTGGAGGGCCTGGGCAAATGAACCAAGCTGATTTCGACAAGGTGGTCCAGGAGACCGTCGCAAGCATCAACAACCTGCTCAAGGTCAAAGGAGGCGAATATGCAGGAAGCACCGACCGGCTCGCAAACTTCAAGAGGGGCGCCGCCCTCACTGGATGTACTCCGATGCAGGTGCTCTTCGTGTACCTCTCCAAGCACTACGATGCAGTCGCCACTTTCGTTCGCGACGAAGCCATGGGACACCAAAGACCTCGGAGCGAACCCATCGACGGCAGACTCGACGACATCATCAACTACTGCCTGCTCGCCAAAGCCCTCGTCCGAGAAGGGGCAGAGCAAACGGTGGTCCCTGACGGAGACGTTGATCAGCACGGCAATCGGGTTTCTCCTTTCGCTGACCTTACAAGTCTCCCTTACCCTCCTGTACGCTAAACCCTTCACCTTCTGGGAAAACATCCAGTTCACCATCTGGTTCACCCTGCTCAGCCTAGTGCGGGGGTACTACGTAAGGCGACTGTTCAACTGGCTCAACAACAGGTAAAAACATGCAACCGACAGGACCTTGCCCGGCAAGGGTGATGATCGTAGGAGAAGCCCCCGGTGAAGCCGAAGAACGAGCAGGAATCCCTTTCGTTGGCCCAAGTGGCGCGGAACTTGACCGAATGCTACAGGAAGCAGGCATTTTCCGCTCAACTTGCTTCGTCACCAACGTTGTCCGCAAACGCCCTCCTGGAAATGACATTTCTGTCTTCTTTGCGGAGAGGAAAACAGATCGTACGCTTCAGCACGTGGAACGCGACGGGAAGTGGTGTCTTCCAGTTGTACTGGACGGCGTGGAACTGCTTAAGCGGGAAATCGAGGCTTGCCAGCCAAACGTTATCATCGCGCTTGGGAATACGGCTCTCTGGGCTCTCACGGGCAACTGGGGTATCACCAGCTGGCGAGGATCAACCCTTGAGTGCAAGCTCCCTCTTGCCCTTGACTACAAGCCCAAGGTCATCCCGACCTACCACCCCGCCCTCATCCTCAGGCAGTGGGCATGGCGCCAGACTGGAGTTCATGATCTTCGACGAGCTGCACGAGAGTCACAGGTTCGGGAGATAAAGCCCCGGGAATATGACTTCATAATCCGGCCGGATTTCCACACCGCCTTCGCCATCCTCACGTCTCTCCTGCGCGAAGCGGACAAGGGCAAGCTCAACCTCGCCTGCGACATCGAAACTCGCGCGGGGCACATCGCCTGTATCGGCTTCGCCTGGAACAAACGCTCGGCCCTGTGCATCCCGCTGATGTGCGTCGAGCGGCCGGAAGGCTACTGGTCTATCGAAGAGGAAACCGAGCTGACGTTCCTCATGATGAAGCTCCTGACCCACCCCAACATCGAGGTCGGCGGGCAGAACTTCATCTACGACGCGCAGTACCTCTTCCGCTGGTGGGGGATCATCCCCAGGGTCAAGCACGACACCATGCTCTCCCACCACAGCATGTTCAGCAACTCCCAGAAGTCCCTGGGCTACCTCGCCTCCATGTACTGCGAGCAGTTCGTCTACTGGAAGGACGACGGCAAGGACTGGGACCCGAAGGTCGGTGAGGACCAGCTCTGGAAGTACAACTGCGAGGACTGCTGTTACACCTTCGAAGTCTGGGAAGGGGAAGCCTCCGCCATCCAGGCGTTCACTCCCAGCTGGCCCAAGCTCCCCGCCGTCCACGACTTCCAGCACCAGCTCTTCTACCCCGTCCTGCGTACGATGAACCGGGGCATTCGGTCGAACCAGTCCCGCCGGGGGGAAATGGCCATCACGCTGCAGGAAGAAATCGCCAAGCGCGAACAGTTCCTGATCGACGTCACCGGCCATCCCCTGAACCCGAAGTCCCCCAAGCAAATGCAGGAGTTCTTCTATGGAGCCCTTCGACAGAAGCCTATCTTCAATCGTAAGTCCGGGACCATCACCTGTGACGATGAGGCACTTAATAAGATTGCAGAAAGGGAACCTATTCTGCGACCTCTCGTTCGACGAATCCTGGAGCACCGAAGCCTTGGAGTGTTTCTGTCCACCTTTGTCAACGCGCCTCTCGACAGTGATGGCAGAATCCGATGCTCCTTCAACATCGCTGGAACTGAAACTTATCGGTTCTCGTCTTCTCAGAACGCTTTCGGAAGTGGCCTCAACCTGCAGAATATCCCCGCAGGGGGCGAAGCTGGAGATGACCTTGAGCTACCCAACATCCGAACTCTTTTCCTCCCAGATCCTGGGAACACGTTTTTCGACATCGACCTGTCATCGGCTGACCTGCGAATTGTGACCTGGGAGGCGGACGAGCCGGAAATGAAGGCGATGCTGCGGGAAGGCAAGGACCCGTACACGGAGGTCGCCAGGGAGTTCTACCGCGACCCTTCCTTCACGAAAAAAGACCCCCGCCGGCAGACCTTCAAAGCCCTGGCCCACGGCACGCACTACCTGGGCAGCCCGAAGGGCTTGTCCGACCGCATCGGCCTGCCCGTCGCCGACGTTGAGCGTATCCAGAAGTGGTACTTCGGCAAGTTCCCCAACATCAAGAAGTGGCAGGAGGACTTCAAGGACCAGCTCGTCAAGCGCCGCTACGTCGAGAACATTTTCGGCTATCGTGCTTACTGCTTCGACCGAATCGAAGGCACGGTGTTCAACCAGTTCATCGCCTGGATTCCGCAGTCCACCGTTGCGTGCCTGATCAACCGAGCCTACGTCGCCATCGACGCCCAGCTCAAGGAAGTCGAGGTCCTGCTCCAGGTTCACGATTCCCTGGCCGGGCAATTCCCGACACACTTGAAGGACTGGGCCATCAAGCGGATCGTAGAGCTGGCTGAAATCCCGCTGCCCTACGACGACCCTTGCCTTATCCCCGTTGGGGTGAAAACCAGCGATGTGAGCTGGGGCGACTGCAAGTAAAACGACAAGCGAAAGGCCCGAGGGGTGGCACGCAATTACGAAAACTGGCTGCAGGGGTTCATCGACTACGCGAGTTTCGGTGAAGCCCCTCGGCACATGTACTTCTGGACGGGGGTGAGTACCATCGCCGGGGTGCTGAGGAGAAAGTGTTGGATCGATCAGAAGAGCTTCAAGTGGTTTCCGAACTTCTATGTAGTGCTTGTGGCGCCACCTGGCATTGTGTCGAAGTCTACAACAGCGGGAATAGGGATGGAGTTATTAAGAGCCGTCCCCGGGGTCAAATTCGGACCAGAGATCGTTACATGGCAGGCCCTCGCTACATCGTTTGTCAATGCGGCCGAGACCTTCGAATACCAGGAACTGCACCACACTCAGTCAGCCTTGACTATCGAATCTTCGGAGTTTGGGAACTTGTTGAACCCACAGGACAAGGAAATGGTAGACATCCTCGTCACGCTCTGGGACGGCAAGGGCCTGAAGAAGGAGACCAAGCACAGCGGGAATGATGAAATCGTCAATCCCTGGATCAACCTCATTGCCTGCACCACGCCCAGCTGGATCGCCGGCAATTTCCCTGAATACCTCATCGGGGGCGGCCTCACTTCCCGTATGGTTTTCGTCTATGCGGAGCAGAAGGAAAAGCTAGTCCCCTATCTCCACAAGGTCGCGCCGGGGAACTACGCCGAAACCAAGGCGAAGCTGCTCGAGGACCTGGAAACCATTGCCCTGAAGTGCGTGGGGGAATACAAGCTAACGCCCGAAGCCGAGCGCTGGGGAGAGGAATGGTATGCGAAGCACTACAATGGGGAGCGGCCGAAGAACCTTGACGACGATCGGTTCGGAGGCTACTTTGCTCGCAAGCAAACGCACATCCACAAGCTTGCCATGGTACTTGCGGCAGCGCAACGTAACGAAATGGTCATTGAAGCAGAGGACCTTCAGCTCGCGAACACGATGGTCACAGATCTCGAGCCTGATATGGCTATGGTGTTCAGTAAGATCGGGAAAACGGACGACTCCTTCTACGCCGACCGCCTAATCGCCTTCGTCCGCCGCCAGGGAGAAGTCCCCTTCAAAGAGGTCTTCCGCTTCGTCCACTCACAGTTTCCGAGCCTTCGAGACTTCGAAGATATCCTGGCCGGGTGCGTGCGGGCGGGTTATCTGACCGTTTACAATAAGAACGGAGTGCCCACGGTAAAAGCCGCGGATTGACTGGTTCGAGTCCAAGTCCCGCATCGGAGGGCCCTTCAGCAGGGCCTTTTCCATGTCCACGCGGTCCTTGTAGCGACCGTTGTGGTGCCGGATGCGGGCGACTTCGTCGATGATCCAGGCGAAGGGATTCTCCCCGGAATCAGGGTTGAACACCCGGGGCTTGCAGGTCCTGATCCCCATGTCACTTCCCCTTTTTCTCTTGCGAGCGGAAGTGGGCGTAGCCGAGGTAGCCTGCGCCGAACAGAGCGTACAGCTCGCCTGGAATCGCCCCAAGCCAGGCCTTCATCCCAGCGGCGACTGCCAGTGCGATGTCCGGGCGGAAGGCCGACACGAAGCCCATCGGGATGCTCGCCAGGATCATGATGTAGATGACGTACAGGAACGTCGGCCGGGCGCGACTGGTCCAGGGGTCCTGGGATTGCGCCTCCGCGATGATGGCGGAAAGCTGCACCCTGGTCTTCTCCAGGTCCCCCGTCAGCAGCACTTGCTGCAGCTCGAGTTCCGCCCTGGCCCGCTCTTGTGCCTGCGCGATCTTGTCAGGAAAAAGGCGGTCGATGAGCCCCTTACCGAGGTCCATCAAACCGCCAGCCAAAACCGCACCCGCAGGTGTGGCCAGGAGTGGAAGTGCCATTTTAGTCCCCTGGGCTCCTCAGCCCGTTATGAATCCTCTGCCCCGTAGCGTAGGTTGGTCGCAATCCGCCTTGCCCAGCCTTTCCCATGCGCAGGCCAGTTCTTGGCCCCGGTCATGAAGTCCAGCCGCTCCGCAACGATCAGCATGATCTGGTCGGTTTCGCTCATTTCGTCAGCAGCCTTCTGCGAGACTGGTCCGAAATGTCCGTCTGGCGAAACCCCCAGCGCCTTCTGATACGCGCGGATAGCGTTCGGAATCCCGCTGTTGACTGCGAAATCGAACAGCTGCCACGCTACGCCGTCATGCTTCCCATCTAACCGCAGAGGAATCCAGAAGTCAACCAAGTAAATCTCGGCTGCTCCGTCCCAGGTCAAATTGGCGATGTCAACGTGAGGGTAGGAGCGCTTGCTGATGCCGAACTTGGTTTCGCCGCCAGGATCGTTTGGGTCGTTGACATAACCGCCTTCGTGAGGCAGCAGCCGATGCAACGCCCGATCGAACGTCAGGCCCACTTGAACCTCCGCAACACAGGCTTCACCGCCCGCTTCCACAGCCACTCCCCCAGGAGGAAGGTGGAATAGCAGGCCGCCACGGTGGAGGCGATTGCCGCTGCCCATTGCTGGAAATTCACTGGCCAGAAGTGCGTGGCCTCGGTGGCCAGAGCAAAGGCCGAAGAACCGACACCACCCGCGATGGCAGCACTTGCTTTCGCAACCGGGGCCTGGATGGCATCAGCTCCCACTGATTTCTCCACGTTCATTGTTAAGCTCCGTCATGATACTCCCTCGGGATCTTTTTAGATTTCGGACTGGATGAACTGCAAGCCCAGCTCTTCTCGTACTGCGTGAGGGTCTTCACCCTGGCGAATGGTGCTGGCGGAGAGCAGGGCCTCGATGTCGGCTAAGGGCACTTGTCCCCCGGCCGCTTCGAAAATCGCCTGCGAGTCCGCGAGCATGTCAGCGAACTGTTGCCAGAGCCGCCCACTGGAAATGAAGTGCGTGGGGGCGCCGGTGGCGGAAGGGGAGAGCGGGGTGAGCAGCATCCCTTCCCCCGCCTCTCCACCAATGCCTGCGCACAGCGCCCTGGCCAGCTCCACATGCGCCACGGGGACGACCAGGGTGACAGGGGTTTCGGTCCATTCACTCATACGAGAATCACTCCTGCCTTTTTGGCAACTGCGGCTTTGACCAGCTCGCGCTCGGCTGCGGTCACCGGCGTGCCGAAGCGGTGGATCGGGCTGAAGATGCGGCCGGGGAAGAACCGGGACGAGCCGCTGTTGAACTTGCCCACCACGAACCCACTGGTGCCTGCGGCCGCTGGGCCACATGCGACAGAAATCACTGCCCCGTTGTCGATCTGGATGTTGATGTTCGTTCCATCGTGCCAAGTTGTGAGGACGTGCGTTTCACCCACTGGTAGGGTCGCTACAGTCGTGACTGTCGTGAAGCTCGCACCTGTTCCGACAGAAAGTGAAGCTGCGTTGGCAGTTCCGACTCGAACGACATGCCCAGCGTTCGTGCCTTCGTCGCTCCAGATTTCACGGTTCGTCCCCGCCCCACCAGCCACGCGCACCGCAGCGCAGAAGAAGAAGCCCGTGGTCCCGCCCCCGCCCGCGGCGGCCGAGCTGGAGTCGTCCACGCCGTCGAACTCCTCGCCGATCGGGAAGCCGGCAGTGTCGTAGTCGGTGGCGGTGTTCACGCGCTGGTAGGCGGGGATGGCGAGGGTCGTGTCGGCGGTGAGGCGAAGGTCTGGCCCCCACAGCAGCACCCCGCTCGTACCGTCGCCGGTGTAGGACTCCGACCCCCCGGATTCAAGGTGCACCATGATGCGCACGCTTGTCCCGCTGGTGTTCGGCTGCCCGCTCAGGGTGCAGAGATACCAGCCGTTGCCGACGCCTGAAATACTGGCAGCGGCACCCGACGCCCCGCCGCTGCTGCTCGCTGC